CATAGGCAGGGCCACCATAGGCTTGTGATTTGACATAAGACATCACTTTATTATATTTGGCCGGGTTATTTTTCAAAACAGTAAAATCCTCGTTAGAAGCAAGGCCAAGCTTTTGTAGTTCTTTTGGGTTTGAACGTAATGACGTGAGTATCTGTTTTTCTTTTGTAGGCTCAACCCTAGTCGCTACTGAATATGGATTTTCCATAGTTTTTAAAATTTATATTTATAATACTGAATAGTCGGAGTAAGGTGAACTATCCCTTGAAGATTGAAGATTTGACCTAGCTCTAGACTCAGACCTAGATATTGAAGAAAGCCTGTCTGCTCTTTCTTGGCTGGCAATTTCTTGCTTTTGTTCTTCAAGTAAATCCCTTTGTTCTGTGACATAATCTTTTTCCTCAGTAGTTTCAGTAATATCACGCCCTTTAATTCCACTTTCTCCAGTACCTCTACCATAGGCAGAAATATTGACATCTTCGAGCAAATTTCCATAATCACGTTCCATCCCTTTATCAAAAAGAGTTCTGCTTTCTTTCATTTGGCTACTAAGCGTTTGATAGCTTTGTTCAGCCTGACCACGTTGTGCAGAATACTCGCTCTCTATATCTTTTAATAATACATCAAAATAGGTATCGTCTACAACATCAGCTCCCTCTTCTGTGAATTTGGAACTTGGCTCGTAAAAATTATAAAAATCATCAGGAGTATCACCTACCCACTGGGTATTTTCTCTATCACGCCATTCATTCTTCCATTTTTCAACATCAGTATCTCCCGGAGGTAATGAAATAAATTGAGGATTTGCATCCTGTGTTCTTTTTGCCCAAAACCCTAATTGTCCGTCTTTTAATGCCATAGTTTTATAATTAATATTTATCACTCCCTACCAACGAGTGATAGGGAATAAAAATATTTATCTTATATAAGCTCTGACCCAACCCCAAACATGACCAACTCCAACGTATAAAGCTGTTCCGTAAGTGATGATATCTACTAGTATTTCAATTAAATTATGCCATGCTTCTGGGCCTATATCATGACCAGCTAATCCAGATAAAATAGAGAATAGCGGGATAAGACCAACTAATATAGTTTGAATACGTAAAGCCAATTTGTTTGGGTTTTGGCTTGAACCTAGAAATTTATGTTTTCTTATAATACTCATATACTTAAGAATTAAGTTTAATTAGATCTATGTTTTTAATTGTTGTCATTGAATAATCAGCTATTTCGTAAGGCAATTCCTCTACTCTTTCAGCCATTGAATAAACTAAGCCAGTTGTTTTAAACATACTTCCACCTGATACTATCCCATCTGCATAAGGCACTAGTTTCATATCATCAAGATTAAGAAAATATATAGCTTTAGTTCCTGCTTTTTTATATAGTTGTGGCATAGCCAGAGGTTTAATTAATTCACAATCTGCTTTTATATGAAATTGATGATAACCATAATTTCTTCTTAGTAATTCTCTACCTTTATAAGAGTTTAGAGAAAGTTCTTCTCCACTATCTTCGTTATAAGTCATTTCACAATGAGTGCCATTATTCACAACTGTTTGCAAAGGTGAATGAGTTAGCCCTTCTTTTATTTCTCCTAAAGCTGATTTTGTCCCACCAGCCCATATAGGCAAGCCAACAGTTTTTAAATATTCAGAATTAATTTTAAAATGCTCTAAGAATTTCTTTGCTTTAGATAACATCTCTGGTTTAGTATTATTTTTGTTATAATATTCTGCTTGGGACATATTCTCATCAAAAGGTAATTGTCCTATAAGACCCAAAGTTCTAATATTATCCCATACTCTCTCTTGAGAATTTCCACGACCAGGTGTAGTACCTGACATTAACACTGTAAACCAATCATCAAAATTAGGTCTACCTGTATCGTCTAGCATCCCTAAACTAGCAAGAGTTTGAGTAATATCATTTCTATCTAATGCTTTCATTTTAAAATAAAGCAATGTTTCTAAAAGATTTTGAGCAGAATGAGTTACGCACCCATAGTCATCAAATTTTCTATGTAATTGATACTCATTCTTAGGTAAAAAATTTGTCCAATCACCACTAGGATTAATAGGACTTGAACCAATACTTCTGTGTTTTCTAAATTTTCTTTTAAATTGCCACGTTTTAAACGATGGTCTTTTTAAAATTAGTCCTGTTGTTGATTTCATATATTTTTTATTTTATGCTGTTCTACTTTTAGTACTCCCTGGGTATCTTTTATAATATTTATGTCTTCGTTGAGGTTTGGCTGTTGATTTTTTCTTAACAGTAAATTTTTTACGCATTTTTGCTTGACCTCTATTCATTTTAATTGTATATCTTTTCATATTTATTCTTCAATAATTAATGTAACTGGTTCTTGCATAAGATTTATCATCTTATGTTGATTATCAATTATTTGAGCTATAAAATTTGCTATAACGAACAATAGTACACATACTAACCCTCCTAAGAGCATATAAAATATTCTTTCTTTCATACTAATTAACTACTAAATTAATAACAGCAGCACCAACAGCTACCAGTACCATACCAACTACACCATAAACTAATTTTGGTAATTGAGTATTCTTCAAACGCCACTCTGTATTACGTTTCACATTATCACTTGTTTTATCTTGTCTGGCGTGAACACCCTTAAAGCCATCCTCAACTGTCCTACAAAGTTGGTCTAGTTTATAGTTAAGTAATTCTATTGTTGGTTTTTCTTCCCCCATATTTATTTTATATTAGATATATTAGATTTAATATCTATTTGAACAATACTTTTACTACACTGTTCGTTAGTTAGTTTGTTATTAACTGCTTCAATCCAATCCCAACTAGCAAGATTTTCATCTATATTATCCATACAACCTTCTGCGTTGGCAAGCTCAAACCAAGCCTCTATATCAGCTATCATCAAACTATCATCAGTATATACTTCTTCAGCACCAAGTAAACCTTTCTGCCTACCAATTATAGAATCCATTTTAGCAGTCTTTTCATCACGCATAATTTTCCATCCTGCCTTTGTATATTCTACATTCTTTAACTTGTAAATTTTATCAGCTCCAAAATAATTATTATAAGTTTGAGCGTTGTTGTTCCAAGCTTTATAAACTACAAACCCTAAGCTACCAAATATTAATAAACTGATAATCGCTATTACTAAGGTTGTGATTGTTTTGTTTCCTTGTGGATATTTCATATTTAATAACTTATTTTGTTTAATACTACATTTACAGAAAGAATATCTGGATTGCTTGTGCTTGACCAATTAGAAACTTTAAGATTTTTATTACCGTATATTTATCCCATATAATTAATAATTATAAATATATTTAACTGTTTTTATAGCACCTAATCTATTTTTAATTACTGCTCCAGTACCATCATCATATACACATAGGTTTGCATCTGTATCTGCTATTGCTGTATTTGTTGAACCATAGACAGAGGTAATAGTACCATCTGCTAAAACATAAACTTTCATATATTCAGCATCAGTCCAAACTTCTAACATTCCAAATACACCTGTTGCAAGAGTAATAGTTCCATCATCTGCTACGCTTTCACTACTTTCATTTTTGATTAAATCATTATGAACAATAGTACCATCACTTTTAAATATAGTGCTTGTAATCCCTCTAGGGGCTATGATAATGTCATTATCAATAGTTAAAGGGTTTGTACCTGCCCCTGTTTCTACACCTGTAGATAAAATAAAATTATTATTATCGTGGTACATTCCACCCCAAATATTATTACTATAATCAGGATTTGTAGAATTATGAACATAGAAAACTGGTGTACCTAAATCTGCGTGGTCAAAATTTTTATTTAAAGATGAACTACCACCTACAGAAAAATTAAGAGGTGCTAATATAAGTTGTTGATTATATTGTGTACCAACAGCCCATACAACATTTTTATTTATAGAATTTGCGTGAATAATAGAAGTTTCAGCATTTTCATTCGACAAATAAGTATCCCTATACATTATAGCTCTTTGACTAAATGTAGTTGGATTTATATTTCTTATATAAGATACTGGTTCAAATATTAAATCTCCACTTGCTGTCTTAATCTTACTGACATATAAATCTCCTGAAAAAGAAGAACTTACAGTCCCTATAGAAGTTGTAGCTGTACGCCCTGCGTTATATATTTCTAGTTGTTCTAAAGCAGAACCTGCTAAAGAAACGTTAAGAGTTCCTATGGTTGCAGAGGTGGCTGTTAAAGTATCTACTGTTAAAGTTGATAGACTAGAGGATGGAGAAATCATCACAGCACCGGAAGAATCAACCGCAATAGCACTGCCCTGACCATCATCTAAAGTAAAATCAGTAGAATTATAAATACCGGGCAATCCGTATTTAGAAAATGCCCCACTAGTTTGTTCTGGGAATATAGCCATTGAAACTGAAGCAATCCCAAGTAAACAGATTAAAGAAGCCCCCAATGTATATAATAGTTTTTTTCTCATATGTTAATTAGTTATTATTAAATGACCATTTTCATCACAAGCCAACGCTGTCCCTTCTCCATCTGTGATCGACATTCCAGAAGCAGAGTAGTAGCAGATATTCCCGTAGCTTGTATTCCCTAGAACTTGTTCGTGTCCAACTAGTTTGTAACCTAATACTAAATTTGAAACTAGAGATACTCCAAATAGTATAGTGGTTAGTATTGCGAATTTTTGTAAATTCATAGTTTTTATATTATTTAATATTTTTATCTCCCTACTCTAAAGTTAAAGTAGGAAGGAAAAATGTTAGTTATTCTAACCCCGAGTAGTTCAGGGTTAATAAGATTTGGATTTAATTTACAACTTCTTAGATGTGGAGTGAATTTTTAATAATGATAATTGTTTTTTTGTATTATATATCTACCAGATGAACCATTACCACCATATCCACTAGAACCAGCGATACCAGCTGAATAACCACCACCACCACCACCTGCTCTATCCGCTGATGTTATATAATTACCACCACTCCCACCAGATACAGTTATTGAACCTGTGTTTATAGTTAATTCATTGTAAAATATTCCAAAATAACCACTTGCACCACCTCCACCACCACCTGCATAATTTGCATCAATAGTTGTTGCATCTCCTCCATTTGAACCATTGTGATTGACTGTTCCTGTAAAATTAAGTGAACCAGCACATTCTATAACTAAAAATCCAGAACCATCTCCACCTTTTCCAGATGTAGCAGAACCAGAAGCATCGTTTCTATTTGCTCCGCCAGAACCACCACCTGCACCAATTATTACTGTTGGGTAAATATTATGTATCCACAATACTCTTTCAGCATCAGCGCTGGGTGCGGTGCCACCTGCACCATTTCCACCAGCACCTAAACCCTTAACTCCTGCATTTGAGCTAAAGAGTCCGTCCCCATCAGAACCTGTATTTCCATCAACTATCCCTGAGTAAGCTGTTACAGAAGCACCACCATCTGCTCCAGTATTTCTTCCATCAATAGTACCAGCAATAGTACAATCTCCTTGTGAACGAAGAACTATATAAGAGCCAGTTGTAGAAGCATTTGAAAAATTTAATGTAGAACTAGCATCTATTGAGATTGAGGTATAATTTTTAATAACTATATCAGAATTTGTTAAATCAATAGTCGTAGTTGTATCAGCTAAAGTTAAAGCTCCATCAGTTCCATCTCCTCCAAATCTTGTGTCAAGCCAACCTTCATCTAATTTATTACTCCCATCAGCAATAGGAATTTTATCAGCTGTTGGGGTTGAGGTTGCAATTTGACTAACAACTGTTGAAGTATTAACTGAAAGCCCTGTACTTGTAGCAGTTAACGTCGAGTCAACAGGTCTGTAAAGATAACCACCGGTATCAAAAGTATAGCCAAGAGTAGTCGATGGAATAACAGAAATTACATTAGCAGAAATATCAACACCATCACCCTCAGTTAAAGCTGAAGCATTAGCAAGTTGAGTCAATGTCCAAGTAGCACCAGAATTAGTATCAGTAAAAGTCATATCACCTGAGCCTGTGCTTTGTATCCTTTCAGTAGAAGTAGAGAAATAAAGATAATCAGAATCAATATTTGTGTATCCGCTTGAATCAACTGATAATTGAGAAACAGCAGAAGAATTTTGTATATCAAAAATATCAACGCTTTGTGACGAAGCTCCTTTGACTATGAATTGATAAGTAGCCCCACCCGGAGTAATCGTTTGAGAAGCCACAGGATTGGCCAGAATAGCACTGCCTGAAATCTTTGTATAAGCAATCTCAGCCGAAGCATCTATGTTATCATTATCAATATTCCCATTAACCAAAGTATAAAGTGTATCATAATTAGAATTTATCTCAGATGAACGGATAACTGTATTAGGAGAGAAAGTATAAGGTTTTGAAATTAAACCACCAAGCATTAATTCTCCTTGACCTTCAGCAAACTTGGCCGGTGCTTCACCTTGTAATTTTTCATTAACAGTAACGCCTAAACTAGCCAGAGCGATAAGTCCGATTATAAGTGGAACGATGAACGAATAGAATTTGATTTGTTTCATAGTTTTAATTTATTGACTCCCACCCAGATTGGGTGTTTTTAAATATTTGTAATTTGCCAGTAGATGGATTAAACCATTGCATTCCAGTCTTTGGCTGTCGTGGCGTTTGTGTATCAACTATATAAAGTCCAAGTTGTGAGTAGACATTCTCGAATTCATCATCTATCTCGACATCTGGATGTTCGTGTAATTTTGGCATATTAATGTAAATTATATAAATCAACTTGCTGTTCAAATTTGAACATCTCAATGGCTTGATCAGCCATATTATTATAAAGCTGATATTGGATAGTACGCCCACGACCACCGGGCCTATATCTTTGTATCTTTCTTTCAGATCCACCAAAGGTAGCAACATCAAATATTGCGACATCCCATAATCCACCAGTTTGTATATGTTCAACAGTTCCAAATAGCTCAAATCCTTTACCATCTAGATTTTTATACACCTGTAAATCAGATACAGTAGATTGAGTAGCACCCTCATAAAAGAACCAGCCCAACTTACCGAACACAGACACAGCACCTTTATCATATTCTTTGCTAACAATATCAAATTTTATGCTAGAAGTTTCATCATTGTAGGTATCATCAAAGAGCAATACCACCTTAGAACTGTCAGATTTACCAATATATAACTGATTTAAGCCGTCACTATCCTTGTAAACCCCAATAACATTACAGTTTATACCCTCGAATGTGGTCCAAACACCATAACTCTCGGAGATCCTAGACCAGATAAGGTCCATAACAAACATAGTATCTTTCACAGTGCTTGAACTATCTTGTGCATGTAAAAGGTAATATTTATCATTGAATACTAACCCAAAAGCTTCATCTTTCAACCCGACATTCATATCATTAATAGCAGGTGTGATTTTTCTTGAGATAAGATAATCCCTATTACCATCAAAAGCATATATTCCACTCTGGGCCATAGCAATAGAATAACCATTCCAAAAAGCAATAGAGAGTTTTGAGAAGCAACCATGTGTATTCTCACGCCATCTAAGCGATAGATTATCAGGATTATCTCCTAAAATAACCCCGTTTTTGTTTTTACTATAAATAGCAATAAAGTTTTTTGTTCTTCCTATTCCTGTTAATTCCTCTCCAGTGTCAATATAGGCATAATCATCCCATTGTTCACCATTAGCAAGCCCAGACCAATAGATTTTAGAGCCTAGAATGCCCCATAAGCGACTGTTGTGAACAACCTGATCAGTAAACTTAGGCACAGCAGACAAGTCAGTGGCAGTAGAACCTATTATTTTAAAAGCACTATCAGTCCCATTATTACTAATCACGCCCTCAACTTTAAGATGGATAGAATATTCAGAAGTAGCATCAGGGTTTATATCCCAACGACCATCAACATAAAGTATCTCGGCTGTATTTTCAAGTATGGTTTTGACCTGTCCAATACCAGTCCCAGCAGTAATTTTAACCACATAATCACGATAGGCATTAACAGTCCAAGCAATACCAGAATCAGTAAGAGAATATTCAGCACCATCAGAAGCAGTGCCAGTCTTTACACTAGCGACCACAGGAACTTTAATATTACTCATTTTAAGATAAAGACCAGTAGTTAAACCTGTTTTAATACTAGTATTCCAAGCACCGGCGTGATATTCAACAACAGAGGTGTCTTTTTGTTTAAATCTGTAATAATTACCTGAGCTATCAGAATATCCCTTTATGGCATAAATAAGAGCAGTGTCAGCATCAGTGCCATATTCAGAAGAACCCTCTCGTTTTTTCAAAGAGCCTTTTTTTGTTAAAACAGCATTAATTGCCCTCCTGACTTCATTATCAAGCAAATCACCGGGAAAATCCTCGAGATTAACACCGCCATTAAATTGTTTGCCTATGATCATCATATTAACTGCCAATTGGCCGAGTATAATGCCTCTCGTCTGTCTCGTCTATCCAAACTCCATCACCGGCTGGATTGTTCTCAATCAAAGTCTCGCTATTCATATCAAAAGCACATCCTTCAAGTTGTTTTTCAAATAAAGCTAACTCTGCATTGGCTTTAGAGTTTTGTTCAGCACCAAGCCACAACACACCCAACGAATATCGCACCACAAGACGCTTGTAGGCGTTTTCTATGTCATAGTCGATATCTGCATCAACTGACAACTCTGAAAGCGTCTTAGAGCAAAATATCTCCAATCCATCAACGTGAACTGCATCAGGGCTAGGATAAACTTTAAGGGTAGCTTTTTGTAAGGTCCAGCGGTAAGGTTGGCCAGACTCTTCAGTTTCAGTAAGTCTCAAATAATCCTGCAAAGGAGCATAAAACATAGGTTCAGCAGAAGTCCCATCATTATAACGGACACTATCAATCCTTTTAATATTTAAATTACTTAAATCATATTCTTCCTGATCAATAACAGTATCAATGTTAACCTGACCATCACGCATAGCATAATTAATCCTGTCCCATAACTCTTGGCGAGCTTCAGCTACAGCATCAATAATCAAATCATTTGACCATTCATCATTATCTTGATCCTCAGGAATATGCAATTTACGTTTAATTGCTTTTTTGTAATCTTCTAATGTTGTTGTGAAATTCATAATTATATAATAACCACTTAATGGGGTGAAATGAGGTTGAGCCGGGAGGCTTAAAAAACTCAACTATTTCTCATTTACCCCCACCAGAGGGCTATTATTTAGCCTCTGGTTTTTTTAACTCAGTTTTTGCGTCAGCTCTGGCTTCAGCCTTTGCTTCTTCTTTTGCTTCCCTAGCTTTCTTAGCTTGTTTTTTAAGTTTGCCCATTTTACCTTCAGGTACTACTTCGCTTGCCTTTTCTCCTTTGTTGGGGCTAAAAAGTAATACTTTCTTAACTTCGAATATATCCTCTTTAGTAAGTTTGTATTTATCTTCAACACGCCATTTTTCAAGACCTGTCTCTGTAAACCCTTCAAATTCTTGCTTTAAGAACCCATAAAGTTCAGTCTGACAAATACGTTGAGCCAAATGTTTTGCCAAATGATTAGCAACTGGAGATGGATAAAGAACTTGTGATTTAGCTGGAACAATAAAATCTATCCCGCCAAACTTATGTGTGAAATCTTCTTCTAACGGATTTCTTACACCGAGAACCTCAGACTCATCAAAATCTTTAGGAACTTGTGATATATCAATTGTTTTACGCATAATTTTGTTTTAACATTAAATTAACTATATGACCTTTATAGCTCCCCCGAACTAATCAGGGGAGTTAAAAAGCGACTTAAGAAGAAGCAACTTGAACACGTTCTCCTAACAAATAAACGTTAGTAAGAACATCTGCATTGCTAGCTTGGGCTTCTTGAGCAATACAAACTGAGTTGATAGAACGAGTTGCATGATCTTTCTTGAAAGATGTTTCACCATTTAACACTTCTAAGAAATCATCTTTGGCAACGTCAGTCGTACCTTCAACAAGAGCTTCTGCATCACCTTTGATCTGAAACCACATGTAGTAGCCATCTTCTGACACATCAAGAGCTTTAGGAGCAACAGCAATGTATTGATAGACAGCTAAAGTTGCTGGAGTTCCGAAAGTTGGGTTGTTTAGTTCATCTCCATCAAAGGAAATAACACCAACTTGACCAGCGGAAACATCTGCAGATACATAAGCGTAGATAAATCTACGATTTCCATCATTCTTGATAGCACCCAATACACCGCCAAGTGTATTTATATCATTTTGTAATTCTGGCATAATTTTGAATTTACTTAATTAAACTATAGCCTCCCATTAGACCTTTATTGGTATATCAAATACTCAACATTCAAAACTCCATTTGTAGTAGTAGCAGGAGAACCAAAGTTAGCGATTATATACTCAGTTGAAGTACATAACTGTCCGCCACCATCGGCCTGAACGTAAGTTTGATATACAGCTGTAGTAGTTGAAAATGTATCGGTTGCAAGCGAAGTACCAACAGTTGAACCATCAGTAGAAACGCCAATATCAATCGATGTAGTGGCAGTATTGCCAGCACCCGGAGTGACATAATAGTCAATTCCAGTTATTAACCAATTATTACAACTTATAGAAGCGGTTGTGGTAGCACCTGTAGTAATGACTTTGCTATAAACTTTAGCAGTTTGGTAAGTATCACCTGCACCACCTAACAATTCTCCTGCGTAATTTACATCAGGAGCTTCTACACTTCCTGCAAGGACAATGGCGACTTTATCAATCACCTTATCCCAAAAGCCTCCACTTTTAGCTTTGACAACACCTACAGAAGCCATAGAAACTACTGTAAGCACCGCAACCAAAGCTATGATTTTGTTTTTATTATTCATAGGTTTACATTATACGATATTTAAAAGTAGCGTTTGACTCTGCGTCTGATGAAGTAATAATGAAACTTCCGGCACTTACTGTGATATACCATCTACCAGCAGGTAAAGAAGTAGGCATTAAAACTATCAAACTACCAGCCCTGACATGAGCGTCAGTTATGGTTTTAGTATTGCCAGAAGCCCAAGTTTCCTCAGTCAACGTGTCATGACGAAGACTAGGATTGTATTGTGCTTGATCTTTCTGACTCATAATACTAATTTAATGATTTATTCAGAACTGAGATTAGGCAGTTAAGCCTTGAGATTTTGCCATTCTGCTAGGTCTTTTGTTTATCAATTGACCATACATAAGGATGAAACCAACTTGACCATCTTGATCGTGAGGGGAAGTCATCGGAGTTACAGTAAATCCATTCTTATCAGTAGCATGTTGAGGATGATCACCAACACACATTTCTAGATAGCGAGTATTCAAGAAATACATTTCGCCAGCTGTACAATATTCATCGGCCAATACTTCAGCACCTCTGAAATATAATCCGCCACCGCCACCGGGAACTGCTTCAATCCTTTTGCCCTTTGCTGGGTCGTTATAACGAACAGCAGGTGTAAGCAATGATTCGAAAGCATCCCACAAAGTCTCTGTGGTAACAATCAAATCTATACTATCAACACCACGACCAGAACTAGCATTACTATATTGAGATGCCATGTGTGCCAATGTTAAAGAGCCAACTGCACTAGACACCTGAGCTTGCCACCAAGCGTAAGAACCGAAAGTAATACCACCTAAACTAGTAACATCAGTACCATCATCAACTAAGGCTTTTAAACCTAACAAATCTTTACTTCCATTGCCAGTGCCATCTCCGAATACCATTGTAGATAGGTTATTCTTCATTGACTCTTTGGCTTCTTCCATTTCTTGTGCTAACAAGTTAATAACTGTTTCCTCGCCACCACGTGAACCACCATTTTTAAATAACTCCATGTTATCAATAACAATCGGTTCATATACTGATTTCCAATCGTATTTAGCACGAGTTCTGCTATCTTCCAAATTTGTGTTCAATACCTCTAACCCAGAGTAAGAACCACCAGCAGTTTTGTATTTGTAAGTAACTGGTTGTTCAATATAAGTTCCACCGACTGTTTTCTTTTTAGCTTTATCAAGCATTCTACCAAAAAATGGCATTTCTTTTTTAAGCTGATGAACCACAGCAGGCATAACCTTTGAACGGGTGATAGATGTAAGTCTACCCCAATCTGTTACGCTCATATTTGTTTAATTTATGCACTCCCTGCATTTAAGATTTCTCATCAAGACCTTCGGAATAAAGATCTGATAGAGATTTTTCGCCATCCTTACTAGGATCATACTTTGGAACGATATTAGCACGATTAGTATCACCACTAGGTATATCAGCATCTTTCTTTTTATCATTAGCCAATTCTTCAGCAGTCTTTTTACCACCACCTAACTTGTCTTTGAGAGTTTGAATTTCCTTATTCTGCATATAAGCAGTAAAGGCTTGCCTCAAACTTCCAAGCTGATGTCCATTCTTTCCAGCATAAGTCACAATATCTTGTGCATTGGCTTTAAAGTCTGGACCAAGTTCAGCAGATAGCAATTCAACTTCCTGTTGCACCTTAGTAGCTGTCTCCGCTTCTTTACGAGCCGGAGCAGTCAGAACCTCTTGAACCTTATCAAGTAAGGATTTATCTCTAGAGGATATTCTGTCCTCTACACTTTTCATGAAAATATCAAATCCCTTTCGTGTGTCCTCATCCGCATTAGCGAGTTCAGGTGGAAGTTCAGGTTCATTAGACTTAGGTGTGTCTTTGGGAGTGGACAGTTCTTTTACCTGAGTTTTTAATTCAGAGATATCAGACCTATCCTTTTGCCATTGACTCATTAAGCCATCAAACCTTTCTTTGGTATATTCACCCTCGTACTTTCCCTCATCGGGGTTAATAGTAGGATCTTTACCATCTCCACCCTTGCCTTCATCTGGCTTGCTGTTAGGCTCACCATCTTTAGGCTTGCCATCATCTCCACCTTCAGGAGTCTCAACAGGAGTCTCATCAGGTTTATCTTCTGGACTTTCTCCACCTTCAGGCGTGGAGTCACCTTTTTCATCAGAACTGCCATCGCCTGCTTCGCCGGGTTCATCTAACCCAGACTGGAAAGCATCGTGAATGGAGAGTTCGTCAGTTTTATATTCTTCCATAACCTATATTTTATATCCACTTCCCTTGCATGAGTGAGCCTTGCGACTTCTCTGCTCAGATGAGCGGTTTAATAAATTAACTTATTCTATGCCCTGAGTATGGGCTTCGTTTCTTTTTCTGTGCCTTAGCTTGAATATTCCTCATAGAACCATAGACAAAGGCATCGTATCTATCACCGGTATATCCTTTTTGTTTAGCCTCTTGGGCTAGTTTTTTATGTAGTTTCTTCGGCATAATCTTGCATTACATCACCACCCTGTCCTTCTTCTGAACTACCCTCAACCATCTTAGCATATTTATCAATCAATTGAGCTATTATTTCCTCCTGTTCAGGGGTAAATTCTCCATTCTGTAGAGCCATTAAGAGCATATCGTGATGAACTCTAGGGTCATCATCAGGCAATACTTGGACCTGTTCGAATTGATTGGCCTGTATTAACTTGATTTTTTGCAATACTCTCTGCTCTTGCTCATTGTCTCCCTCATCCAAAACTTTCTTTTCACGCAACCAAGCCTCTAATCTCTTTGCTGTTTTCTTAGGTTCAGGGTCATTTAATCTTTCAAATAAAGTAAGAGGATCAAGTGCTTGGCTCTTCCAAAGCTCCATAGCCTCGTCTCTTTGCTGTATACCAGATACAGGCATCATAGATCCAGACTTAATATAAACTTTATTATTAGCATCAATATCAGAGTAAAGAATTTCTCCAGCACCATCACCCAAAGTTATAGGCTCATCAGCTTTATACATCTTACGTATCTGAACAAACCATTGAAATAACTCTTGCATTGAATCCTCGATATTACGTGTTAAGAAACGGATAGGAGTTTGGTCAGCTTCCTGCAAAGCAAGTATTCCACCCTTAGTTTTATTAGCCGGGTCAGAACCACCTTTTGAAACCTCATGATGCCCCCACATATTATCTAACTCACGCTTATCATCCCCAATAGAATTAAAAGCTTCACTAGACATAGCAACGCCCTGACTTATATAGACACTTTCACGAATAGATTTGCCACTAGAAGTCTTTAATCTGACAACTTCACCCTTAGCCTTACCAGACTCAATCCTATTGGCCTGTTTTTCATCCATTATATTACCATCAACATAAGTATTAGGCTTACCCATAGCGTTCGTATTCTCTGTGATAGCTGTTCTTCTAGAATTAATGTCATCAAGTACCTTAACAGACTGTTTAAGCAATGAGCGAGAATACTGTTCGCCTGCAAACCTATAGGTATCAAATTGTATCAAGGGTATCTTTGGATATTTAAAATAGTTTTTTTGTGGTTTAAAATTAGCCATTGTAGCTTCAACCTCGCCAGCCATCTTGTCATCAGTGGTCTCCATACCAACAATACCTTTGGCAGTATCAGCTACCTTTTGACCTACACCAGCAATGCCATCCTTTTTATACTTAGACATTACTTTATTTTTTATGTCAGTTTTCTGGCTCTCTTCATCATTGGCCCATAAAGGATTACGTTTTTTCTCAAGCAAGATATTACCGGAACGATAAACAAACCATTCTCTCTCCATATAAAGTTCAACCTTAGCAACATTCTTTAAGTTTTTATGCTCACTAGGATCTTCGCCATCATTCATATCCTGTGTTTGAGCTTCAGTATAATCAAAATACTTAACATCTTTAGTTTCTTTCTTGCCCCATTTAGAATACATATAAGTCTTTGAACGATAGAATACAGCGATGGTATAATCAGCAGTCTCAATACTCTCAGCGTTAGGGTCAATCTTCACACGAACAGGCGATAACATCTCGAAGTCAGCATCATCAGTCTTGGTGTTAAAGAAAGGCATAACGAACATATCAGAGTAAGTTTGCATACCAAGAACAATCCTTTGGAACTTTGACTGACCTTGTATGTCATCCCATAGCTCTTCAAGGCTATCCCCAAGCTCTTTAGCAACCTGTAGCTTCTTCATCTTCTCCTCTTTGGGCATATCTTTTTTAAGACCAGCCACTCTGACAGCTGGGTTAGGGCGTGGATCAGTAAGCAAACCAGACATATTACGGATAATAGAAAACAACACATTATAAATACAAGGCTCACCTTTAACTCTTTCAGGCTCTCCATCAAAATAAGCATCACCAACCCTGCATTCTTTCTTTTTCTTTTCGTACAACAACTTAGAGTCATCAGAACGTGCTTTAATCTTGTTGATAATCATTGTGTCTTTATCCTTAGACCAATCAATGGGCTCGGCCAATTTATCAATATCACCATCAGAATATAATTGTTCAATAGATTGTTCTTCTTCCATATGTTTATTGTTGCCCGTTTATTTTATAAAATAGTTCTTCGTTTGTTAATGTTTTTGTCATGCGTGGTTCTGGTATTCTTTTCTTTATTTCAAATGGCTCATCCATAGCAGTTAAACCATAGCGGATAGAGTCAGGTGCGTGATCCTCGCCATCAGTGTCTAGATCCTCGCAGTAATTTGCCCTTTCATCATACATCTGGTCAGGCATAACTCGTATCAATTGTGGACAATTCTTGAATACTTGCCAACGAGTTTCAGGTTTTCCATCAACATCTAGCTTAACTTTCATGTATCCTCTCATCAAATTCCATCCATTTACACGACTTCCTGCCCCTTTTTTGGCCATCCTGATAGGTACGGACCATTCATTAAGCAAGAATACATCATCCATTTGCTCTAATACAGACCTTCCTGCCTCTTTACCAGCAGATGATATGGAGTTATCGAACACCATCCAGTCAATAGTTTCATCCGTAGGGGTCATTCTAACAATAGATTTGGCCAGCATTTCGCCTGTGTGCTTAGTAACATAGAGTTCTCGATAGGTATAGACCTTGCGAGTAGCCGGGTCAATAGCATTCCAATAGATAGCAGAGGGTTTAGCAAACCCATAATCTCCACAAATGAACTTCTCCCAATTGTCAGGAATAGGGAACGAAGCACAAACGTGAACCTCTTGTTTCCATTCTTCAAAGAACTGACCAGCACCCACATCCCAATTACCATGAAGCCAAGCCTCACGCAATGCAGAGGGTAAACCTTTTAAATACTTAACATAATCAGGATCATTATCAATAAGTACAGGATTATCAAAGATAGTAGCCGGAATAAACACCCTTGTTCGCCCTGTCTGCTCTGGTATCCAGATAGTCAAGGACTTTGGTACGCCATCACCCTTAACAAATCTACGCTTAACCCACGCATGTCCCTTGCCTGTTGGGTTAGTAGTAGCAAATATAGAGGGTTTAAGACCCGGAACAGTAGACCTGCAAGACGCTATCAAACGATTGTAGCGATCCTCATCAGGTATCTGGGTAATTTCCTCAATTAGCATTCTGTGGTATTCGTGTCCTTGATACTTTGTATAGGCATCTTTGTCTTTTAAATGCCCAGTTCTTATTTTAGCACCACTAGGGAACTCGAACACAACTGGTTTGCCAACTTTTCTCGCCCCAAACTTGATATACTTTTGTTCAGCTCTATCAATCCAATCAGATAAGTCATCACCATTACGCCTAACAACTAGACCTCTAAACTTTGGATTGTCAATGTAATGATCATCTATAAGCCAAACTATACCAGCGTCAGTCTTTCCACCACCACGACTTCCACCATATAATAACTCAAACGCTCTAATCGATAGGGCCAGAGTCTGTCGTCCTTCGTTCGGTTTCCATTCCAGCACCTCTGTGGTCTGTGATTTCTCCGGGCTTTGAATATCCATCTGGTCCAATATCATATGGTTTAGGTGTTTGAATTATCCTCGCAGTTATCTCTCCGCCATCTTTACCAGTATGCTCAACTCTTTCACTCCATTTCTCTTTAGACAAACCTTTTAAAGCAAACTGTGTCATATTAGCTTTTACTTTTAGCACTCCAGTATTTACACACTTAACTCTTTTCTTTGTCTTCTTATCAATTATAGGTCCAAAGGCTCCAATCTTATCTTCTATTATATCTAAATTCATTATCTCTTTAACATTTTTTTCTGCTGTTCTCACCAATTCATCCGTACTTAGCTTATCTGATAGCCATGTAGGCATTTGAGCCACTAGAACTTTTGCGTATTCTGAGCTAAATCCAGCTTTTAATGCACTTTGCTGACAGTTAGCGAATGTCTTGCTTTTTCTATCTAAATAATATGAAAGAAATAGTGCCTGTCTTGGATCAACCTTATACTGATTTGCTCCATTGGGGTTATTTCTTTTCTTTACTTTCTCTTTAGGTTTTATTCCCTGTATTGTATTATCTTCCATATCATTATATTAGTTGCGGGAGTCGGAGTCGAACCGACTTTCTCCTGCGTATGAAACAGGCGGGTTTCCGTTACCCTATCCCACCATATAACCTGTTAGCACCTCAGCTAATTAAAGCCGAAGCGGTAATAAATACCTCATCCAAATAAAAAAGGTAGATTTGAAAGAACATTCATCAATAAGATGAAATGCCAACAGGTTAATTTTAAAGAACTTATTTATTATCTTCAGCGTTGCGTAAGTTTACAAGCTCAGTGATATGCCTTTTATCATTTTTCTCAATAGCTTTCTCAACATCTCCACCGACTATCTCTTTTATTATTACAGATAAAATACTATTAGCAAATATATTAGCCTGTTTTACTGTCCATGCACGCCTACCCATTTCAACAAACATTATATCTGCTATCTCGTGGGCTTCTTTTGCTACTTTTTGCAACTCTCTTTCGTGTCTTGTTTTTTCAAGATTAAATAATTTAGACATAAGCCTGCCTATTAATGAATAAAATCAGCGGTTATATAGCCATGCTTGCGGAGCAGAGTAAGCTACCCCAACTATATAACCCCAATTCTAACCACTAATGAGGGTTTGTTAGCCGACATAAGCCGGTGGGCAACCCTCAACCCCAGAAAGAGAAAATCATATCTGGGCTAATACGCCCTCATCAAAGGTTAGATCTCATAATTTTGCCAATATCCGTCTCTGTTTTATCAGGTGTAGAGATTTTATAACCTCTGATAATAGCAGAAGCCAACTCATCCCGAACAATATCAATCTTTTTGCCAAAAATCTCCATCTGTATTACATCATAAGCAAAATGTTTACGTGATTTGTTAAAAAGAACTTTCAGCTCTCCGCCATCCATTCCTCGAATAACTACTTCTAAAGGTGATGGTGTTTCTTCTTCTGGTTTAATTTTTTTTTGGACTTGCCTCATATATTTCTAATTTGCGACCTAAAAAAACCATCTTCCCTTTAAGTTCTGAAAAATCAGGCACAGGGTTAAGATGGTAATCGTTTAAATATTTGTAATACTCTTTAGCAATTTTGCCCGACACTTTTATAGTGTGAGCTTTTGGATTTTCTTTAATTTTTTTGTGTAATGCGTTAAGCACTTGCATACGTTTAAAATTAGAATTATTCCTGTTTAAATTATACCAATTTTATAAACGTTTGTCTACCTTTTAAAAATGCCAAAGTGGATAACTTTTTTGCGATGCTTCGTTGAGCCTAAAATAAGCAACGCTACGCCCATTGACAAAGTAAATAAAATATGGTACTATAAGTCTGTAAGTTAACAAGTTAAAATGTTAACAAGTGGTAAAGAGGGTAGATCAGGATGGCAATGCTTAATCTTAATCTGCCCTCTAACTACACAAAGATAATCATATCCTTTACCCAATACACTTACAAGATAATTCTTTAAACCTTGGGGTAAATGTTGTGCCTACAAAGAACAAATAGAATGGTTTGTTATTCCCCAAGGCTTAGAGAGTTATCAAGATAGTTTCTTAATGGGGGAAAGTGTAGAAGAATACCCTCCACAATGGATACAGGCAGTGCGAGGGGTGTAACCTATTAAATTAGATAGACCTGTAAGTTCTTGCCTTTCCCCACTAGGAAACTATCACTTAATCATTAACTTTAATTATATGTATTTATCAGAAGTAATAAAGCCAGGAGAAATGTTTAAATGGAAAGGAACAGTCAGAAAGCTTAGAAAAGAACAAGAAATGATTGACGAAGCAGAAGAAAGAAAAGGTTTAAGAGAAGAACTACCAGCCTTTCTATTCGCAGGGTTAATGTTTCTAGGGTTATACGGAGTAAGACTAATTCAGAATATAATTTAATAATATGAAAAAAGGAACTTACGAAAAATTATTAGAATTATCTGACAGAGAGATATTAATAATAATACTAACTTTATTAATAAGATTAAATGAAAAAGATGGAGATACAGGAATAGAGTTAATATTAGGACATCTATTAAAAAATAATTTATAAATATGAAATGTAAATTTTGTGAAAACTTAGAGGATCTGGATAGAGAATATCACGATGAACCACACCACGGAGCAAATCTATATCATGAAGAATGTGGAGCAGAATATTATGAAGAATACGGAACTGAAAATATATTTAGCTGTAATAAACAAGCCAAATTAAATCACCCTGAATTACAATCGCTATGAAAAATAAAATAAATAAAATAGTAGAACAAGCTCGTGAATTAGAAAGAGAAGCTAAGTTGAGTAATGCCGAATGGATAGCTGAACAATGGTACAACAAAGAGGAGGCTATCGCTGATAAAGATTTATGGTGTGCTAAACAATTAATATTGCAATAATATGAAATTTATAGAAACAACATTTGAAGAATTTTTACAAGCAATCCACATAGAATTATTTCCTCAAATACTAGATGATGATTTGCCTGACCATTTTGATAATTGGTTAAGTATAGAAAGCCAAGAGTCTATAATAGAATATGCTGAATTATTTGGTAAAAAACAATATCTAATTGGTAAAGATGAAATTTTAAATAAATAAACACTTATGGCAAAACGTAGAATGTTTAGCTTAGACATAGTAGATACAGACGCTTTCATGGATATGTCTTTAACAACACAATCTTTATATTTTCATCTGGGAATGAGAGCAGATGATGATGGCTTCGTAAGTAATCCAAAAAAGATAATGAGGATGCTTGGAACACAAGAAGATGATTATAAGGTTCTGGTGGTCAAAAAATTCATAATTCCATTTGATACAGGAGTTTGTGTTATAAAACATTGGAAAATGAATAATTATATTCAAAGTGATAGAAAGACAGCCACAAACTGGAAAAAAGAATTTGACATGTTAGAAATAGACGAAAAAACAAGAAAATATAGATTATCACAGCCAAAACTGACAGACTGTATCCAAACTGGATACAAGTTGGATACACAGGTTAGGTTAGGTAAGGGTAGGTTAGGTAATACTGCGGGAGCTGAAGCACCCGCTTCACCCAAAATAATAATAGGAAATGAAGAACATAACATAAAAGATTTATGAAAAAAGTAAACAGATCAACAATACTACGACAACAACGCCAAAGAGCAAGCGTAGGCAGTAAAAAACAAGTAATGGCCCGACTAGCGTATCATTATTTGAAAACAGCAAAAATAGAATTAGAACCCGGAGAAGTCTACGATGCAAACAAAATTGCTAGAGGGCTTGGTAATATTTATCAACAAGCAGGCAAGGACGAGGGAAAGGCAAAAATGATGATCACCGAAGCAGGGGAATTTTATAACAGTAAAAACCTAAGTTGGACTCCAATCTCAGTCTGGAAAAATTGGGAGATGATACGCCATTGGAAAAAACAAGATAACTCAACTTCTGAGCTAGACATTAGCGAAAGGAGAGAATTGTAAAAATATGATTATAATTTTTGACACAGAAACAACAGGGCTACCGGAGAGCAGACACAACTGGGAACTAGACTATGATAAATTCCCGCATATTTGCCAAATTGCTTGGATAATATGTGATGATAACGGAAACATACTATTGAAAGAAAATCACATGATCAAACCAGATGGCTGGAAAATACCAGAACAAGCCACTGCAATACATGGCATAACCCAAAAGCAAGCAATGGATGAGGGAGAGCGTGGGCCAATAGTCTTAATGAACTTTTTAAGAGATGCGACACTTTGCGAAAAAATAGTGGGCCACAACATATACTTTGATATCTCAATGGTAAAAGCAAACGTGTTAGACATGAAAAGTAAAAAACTATATATGGGATATGGAGAAAAAGTCTGGGAAGAAAAACTGCTAAAAGAGGAAATGTGCAAAACATTAGATAAAGATAAACGCCACGACACAATGAGAATGAGTGCAAAATACTTAGGCTATGGTAGATACATAAAGCTGATCAAAGCACACGAAGAATTGTTCGGTGAAAACTTTGATAATGCTCACGATGCAATGGGAGATGTGATGGCTACAAAAAAAGTTTATTTTGAACTATTAAACAAAATATAAACCTATGGACTTCAACCCTCCACAATCAAACGAATCTGAACAAGCGATACTAGGGTGTATTTTAATAGACCCAGACTCAATCTACAAAACAATAAATATACTTGATCCTAACGATTTTTATAACACCAAAAATAAAACAGTTTATTCAGCGATGGTTGAAATGTTTAAGACTGGCCAGAAAATAGATTTGCTGACATTAGTTGAATATTTAGAAGCCAAAAAACAGCTCTCTAAGCAGGGGGGTAAAGCAGAGATAGCTCAATATACCAATATACCCTCTAGCGTTGCCCAGATAGGCAAATATTGTGAAATAGTGAAAGATAAGAGCATACGTAGACAGCTATTAACGGCCCAAGAGCAAAATTTGAAAGAAATATACAACGAGGACCAAGAAATTAATACAGTATTAGCAGAAACTCAAAACAGGATAGTCGGAGTAAATAACTTCCAAGAAATAAAAGATGATGCCAAAACAATTATTAAAGAGTTAGAGAAGGCCCAAGAAGAATACGCGGAGAAATATGAGAATGGCCAAAAAATAATAGGATACTCAAGTGGTTTAGAAAAGATAGATGAGATGATAGACGGATTACGTCCCGGACACGTCTGGGTAATAGGAGCGTTCACCTCAACAGGGAAAACTCAATTTTCACTAAACATAGCAAACGCTGTACTGGCCCAGAACGTGCCAACGTCAATAATAAGTCTTGAGATGAGTAGGATAGATACAATAGCGAGGATGATCGGAATAAGAGAAAATATAAGCTCGATGAAAGTTATCAAAGGAAAAATGGATGATGCTCTATATAGAAAAATAGAAGGAAGTAAAAACTTTTTAGTAAACTCACCGCTAGAAATACATACAACATATTTTGACATTGAGAAAATTAAAATGTTGATCAGAAAAGATGTCTACACTAGGGGGGTAAAGTTTGTGATAGTAGATTATGTTCAAAATATCATGAGTGAAAAAGGAACTAGAGAATATGAACTACTAACCCAGTCAGCAGTAGACCTCCAAAACTTAGCCAGAGAATTAGGCATAACAGTTTTGATAGTAAGTCAGATATCCAACGAAGCAGAGAAAGGCGGAGGAGCAGGGGCAGGCTTCAAAGGAACTGGTGCATTAGAAGCGGTGGCTGATCTAGCAATAAGACTAAAAAGAGATAAGACAAAAGAAAGCCCAGATGACGACTTTGTACCAGTCAAAATCATAGTGGCCAAAAATAGGCATGGCTTCTCCGGAACAATATCAAATTACAGCATGCAGATTAAAAGTGGTAAGTTTGAAAAAGATGTAATGTATCTAACAGAAGAACAGAAGAAAGATATTTATAAACGAAAAAAATGATAGGCACATATTACAAAAATACAATGCCTTATAAAATAGAATTGGTGCATAAGAAGTCAGGCATAAAATTTGTATGCTATAAATCAACAACAGAATATTTATCATTTTTAAAAGATGAATTTAATATACAAGTCTATGGAGAAAGTCAAAGAAATTATAGACCGCAAAAAACGACAAGTAGTGGGATCAAACCTCAAATGTCGTTATTGTAAAAGCCCACAAGCCTACATAAGACTAGAGGATGGTCGATACATGGTGTACTGTCCAGTGTGCAGACAAACATACTATTTAAAAGAGCAACACCACGCCACTTGACAAGTGGATAAAAATGTGATACAATAAAATTGTAAAATTAATTAAAAAATATGTACGAAAATCCATATTTGCCACCGGGAACTTGTCCTGAAGATTTAGAGGGCGAGCCTGATGATAATTATCCAAAAGATGAAAAATATGAAGATTAATCCTAGAACAAAATATACACTATACGAAATATTGAGGTATGAATTGTTGCTTAGATTTGATGGTAAACCTTACAAGCTGAGCTCAAATCGTGGTAACGATAACGCAAAAAGAAGAATAGTAAATGCAGGGGCTAAAAAAGGTCGGACTTTGCATGGTATGGCATATCAAGTGCCAGGAAGCTTAATAAATAAATTAAATAAAGAGTATGCAGGTATTACTAAAAAAATACAAAGAAAAAAACGATGAACTTTCTAAGCTGGAAACTGAAAATATAGAAATATTTAAACAGCATGATGAGATTTCAAAAGAGTTATCAGATATCAGTGAAGAAATTAAAATCGTGACTAGAAAGACTTTAGAAGATGTTGAGTATGAAAATATAACTGTTAAATTTAGTCGTAGGTTTAATTCAAGCTATAATTGGAAAAAATTGTCAGATGGAACACGTAGTATATTAACATCTAGAGAGGGAGTGACAGTGGTCAAAAAAGTATTTGAAGATTTGGTAAAAGAAGAAGCCATAACAATGGAAGAAAGAGCTAAAGCCTTTGAGGAAGTAGAGGGTACAACCGCTGTAAGTATTAAAATTAAGTAGTATGAATAATTTTAATATTGCAAAATTTGATAAGCAAAAAGCAGAACTAAATGAATTAGTTAAAAATTGTAAAAGTGTTGTTATCAATGGAGTGAATGATAAAGTAGGTTATCAGTTAGTAGGTGAAAGCAGAAAAATACTAAAGAAAAAGAGATGTGATTTACAGCGAGATTTTAAAGCTGAAAGAGCCATCTCAAATGCTTACTCAAAAGCTGTTATAACCCTAGAGAAAGAAGTCATTGAAATAATCGAACCACTAGAAATAGAACTGAAAGAAAAGCAAGATAAAATAGACTGGGAAAAAGAAAAAATCAAACGTAAAGAGTTTTTGCCAGAAAAGATTGGAAGATTAAAAACTATTGAAGCTGAACTAGGAGAAGATGAGATATTGGAAATGAGCGATAAAACATTTGATGAATTTTTTAACAATGAAAAGTCTGAGTATCTAGCAGAAAAAGAAAGAAAGATTAAAGTAGCTGAAGAAAAACTTGCTAATGACAAAATGGTCGAAGAAGAAAAAAAGAAAGCAAGAGAGGATGAAAGGCAACAAGCCAAACTAGATGCTGAACAAGCAAAAATAGATGCAGAGCGTGAAAAGAAAGAAGCCGTTGATAAAGTTAAAAGAGAAGCAGAACAGGAAAAACAAAAGATTATTGATGATCAAAAACGAAAAGATGATGAAGCTAAGGAAGCTAAAGAACGGATAGAGAGAGAAGCTAAGTTAGCCCCTGATAAAGAAAAGTTAGCTAGTTATGCTATTACACTTGCAAAAATATCTGTACCAAACTTAAAATCAGAGCAGGCAATAATAGCAATGACAAAAGCACAAAATAAATTAAAAGAAGTTATTATATTATTAGATTTTAAATAAAACATATGACTAACACACACACAAACACACAGGTAGCCACAAGCCACACAAAACTAGCAACCGCCCAAAAAGAAAAAGATAGATTGATGGAAGTAAGCGAGCAATTAGGATATACATCAGCACAAGTAGAGCTTATAATGAAAACAGTAGCCAAAGGAGCAACAGTAGATGAGTTCTTGATGTTTGCAAGCGTAGCAAAAGAAACAGGGCTAAATCCGCTGATGAAAGAAATCTGGTTCTACAAAGATAATAAAGGAAATGCAATTATAGTAACAGGTCGTGATGGATTTTTATCACTAGCACAAAAGACTGGACAATTTACAGGACTACAAAGTGCGGTAATATTTAAAAATGATAAATTTAGCATAGATCACAGCAAGTCAGAGGTACAACATATTTATAAACAAAAAGAAAGAGGGAATATTGTGGGGGCTTGGGCAAAATCTTTTAGAAAAGGTTGTGTCCCAAACATAACATATGTGGATTTTGATACTTACAACAAAGGGTGGAATACTTGGAAAACACATCCTCAGCAAATGATAATAAAATGTGCAGAAGCCATAAGTCTAAAAAAGACATTTGGAATAAGCGGAATAATGAGCCAAGAGGAACTACACTTTGATCCGCAGGATAGAGCTAAAGAAGAAATCAAGAATGATGAAATGCACCGAGCAGTAATAAACGCCATAAAAGAACTCCAAGCTAAAGATGGACTAGACAAAGCTAACGATATTATAAACAAAGAACTTCAAGAAAATGGTGACCTAACAGACAAACAAAGATTAGAACTAGAAAGCCTAATGATAACAATTACAGAACCTGACAAAGCAGTAGATGGAGAAATAATCCCGGAAGCAGATAAAACTGACGAACTTTTAGAGGAGTTCGAAGAAAAGGTAGAAAACAAAAAATAGTATGGACTGCTCAAAAAATTCATCAGCTAGGTACAATACTACAAAAAAAGGTCAAAAAAATAAAGATAAGTTTTATGAGAGAGTAAAACAAAAAATTAAAAAAGATGGTATATATAAATTAACGAGTAAAGGCTTCAAAAAAGTATGATTAAAGAATATATAAGTTATAGCGAATACTGGCTTTATACCAACGACCAAACAAGGTACTACATGCAGTACGTTCTAGGCATTAGAGAGCCAGCAAACGAAGCTATGAGGTTCGGCTCAATAGTTCATGGAGCAGTGGCCGGAGAGTGCGATGTGGAGGAAGCAATGAAAAAAGAATTCTTCACAGGAGATAGAATAAGGGTGGCAAAAGAATGTGTAAAAAATGCTAAACAAGTACCAGTACAAGAATTACCAATATACATAAAAGGTCACAAAGGCAATAATTTAAAATGTCCTGTACTGATGATTTATGATGGACTAGACTTTAACGAAAACTTAATACTAGAAAGAAAAACAACAAAAAGTGGGTGGGCCAACCAAGAAATAGTAGATGATGCAGAACAGTTAAGTTGGTATTCAATGGGTTATTTTGAAATGAAAGAAATATACCCAATAATAGAACTAGAAAGGTTGAGCAGTACAAATGGTAAGTCAAAAATATTCCATACAACTAGAGATGAACACGACAGATTAAGAGTGATAGAAAATATAAACTCGATGTATGATGAACTAGTAAGTAAAGGTTGGTGGGAACGTAGACAAATAAGCGAGGATCGTGCAAAAAATACTATAATAGCTAGAGATAATTTTAAAAAGTATGAATATAGCTCCACTTCACTTGGCGACAATCAAGAATAGAAAGTTAGAGTTTTTAAATAAAGAGGGTGTAGTAGAATGGATTAAAACTTTATTGAATAAAGGAGTTGAGGATGTAGAGGTAATAATACGCAAGAAAAAGAACCTAAGGACTGAACGACAGCATAGATATTGGTGGGTTTATATGTATATTATTGAACAAGAAACAGGAGATAGTAAGGATGTATTACATGAGTTTTTTAAACAAAAATTCCTAACATACAAAAAAGAAGAAGTAATGGGAGAAATGGTTAAAATATATCAGTCTACAACAAAGATAAGCAAGCAGGAATTTTCTAACCTGATCAGAAGCGTAGAAATATTAACAGATATTCCAGCCCCAGCGATAGATAAGTGGGGCTTTGAATAGCTAGAGTTCTCGGGATAGTTAGAACGTTTATATAATTATTAGTTCTATTACCTGTCCCGGTCCTCCGGCTCTAATCAATCCCTATAACCACTTATAGGGGAGAAGTAATATAAAATGTATGGAAAAAGTACAACACGCAGAAAATGCGTTAGAGAATACACCAGATAATAAATGGATAGATGTTCAAAGAGATGTAGAAGGAAGAGCAAGAGTAACATTTGTAATCCAATCAGCCCCAGTTAGCGAAGTAGGAGTAAATGGTTGTCAGGCAGTTAATATGTTGGAATATACAAAGAACTTATTTAAAAGTCTAAATGATGTATTCCCTTGTGAAGAAAATGTTCAAACTCTTATCAGCATAGAACAGGCACTATCATTTCAGGAGCAACGAACTAAGGATAGAGAGAAAAGAAATGTGGAGGGCAAAAACGAAGCATAGTAACCCCCTCTTAATAACCATTACCCCTCTCGGTAGTGGTTATAATAGAGTAGTTGGTTAACACATACAGAGTAAACCATATTTCCTAGGTATAATATGTCTAGTATTGGCAGGTTCGATTCTTCCTTGTACGTTTTGTGCAGATTGGTTTGATATTAGACTCTGTAGTTGTTAGCCAATTACAAACCTTAACGACTGCTTGTCGTGGTAATATAATAATATGCTCCCAGAATTATTATGTGGATTAGCTGTTATCACCTGCAACACCACCCCAATAGAAGAAGTAAGAACAGTAACAGCTTATAACCTATTAGAGAGCCAGACAGATGATACTCCATTCATAGGTGCTTTTAATGAGAATTTGCAAGTTGCTTTAAACAGAGGAGAGAGCCTATGTGCTGCGAATTTCGTACCTAAAGATACAATCCTACATATTGAGGGTTGGGGTG